TTGTTGATGAAACACTAAAAGGATAAACCCTATCGCTGGTACTATTTAATTTAACCCAAGCACTTACTGATTTTATAGTGTTAGAATCATTAAATGGGGAGCCAGTAGGCAATGTTATATAACTACTACTCCCATTAAATAATGCACCTCTATTTATATACCCACCAATACGTTGAGTGCCTCCGTTTCCTTCGTAGAGTACGGTGTTGAAGTAACCTGATGGTAAATTAGTATCTGCTACCGCAGCAGCAGCTTTTTTAAATGTCTTTCTATTTAAAGCCATATTATAAAGATATATCGTACTGTACTACTTGTGCCTTTGTGGTCTTTGCATTTATCTCACTTTCTTTTGTTGCTACAGTTGTTCTAATTGCTGCTCTTGCATCTGTAATTGCAGAGTCAGTAGTATTACCTAATTCTGTATCTCTAATAATCACCCAATCAGTTTCAGCAAGTTTACTGTTAGCACTAGATTTAAGATTAGCTATCTTCTGTTCTTTTAACTCTGCTACTGTTTGACTCCAAGTCTTATTAGTCTTTGGATATGTAAATTGTGTATTTGCAGAATCCCAAAAGATTTCACCTAAATCGTGAATCTGTGAATTATAACCATCAGGCATTACAACATCAAACAATCCCTCTGCTTTCTGCTCGGCTCTTGTTAGTTGGTCAAACCCTCCTAGATATTCCTTTTGACTTCCTTTGAATACTTTAGGTATTGAAGAATATACCTGTATAACTCCGTTTCTATTAATTGCGTATGCCATTATGATGCTATTTGTGAGATTTGATACCAAGCCTCTGATGTTGATATAAATTTAAATTCTATTAGGTTCTTTGTAGATGAGGTGTCATCATAAGTACCCCCTAATCTATTGAATGTACCTGCCGAACCGTTTATATTACCTAGTGCTAATGTGTAGCTAGAACCACCACCTGTAACTGCTAGAACACAAGTAGAACCTACTTCTACATTTGTAAAAGCTACTGTAGTAGAATGACCTGCTGTCCAAGTAAATATATCTGCTGATGAGGTGTTTATAGTTATTGCTGCCGAAGAAGTTACAGGACTAGATTCAGTATATCTTGCTGCTAATTGGTCGTGGTCTACAGCATCATCAGCTATTTTTGTTCCATCTACTGCATCTGCTGCTAGTTGTAAAGTATCTACTCCACCATCTGCAATCTGAATATCATCTGCGTTTACTGTGATACCTGTACCTGCTCCAACGGCTAAAGAGGCATCTCCAGAAGTAGCATCACCTGTAAGTCCATTACCTGCAACAATACCTGTGATATCCCCATCAAACTTTTGCTCCCAAGTAAACCCACTTGAGGAAGAGTCGTAGGTTAGTACATAGCCATCTACAGGTGAGTTAGTGACATCAAGATGTACCTCTGTGATTGAATCGTCAGCTATTCTAGCTGCTACTACAAAGTCATCAGCATATACCTCGTCAAAGTTGTCATTTAGTTTGTCGAATGCGGTTCTTAATGGATCACCTGTTCCATCATTTGCAGCACTACCAATGTTTACGGTTTGTTTAGCCATTTCTTATTATTATTAATTATAGACAAGGAGGTTTAGAATCTATATCTACAGTAGATTGGTTAGAATTACTACCCCACCAACTACTACAATACGATACTGCCCAACTTATTGTATTTGCCATTATTCACTAAAAAAATTACTCGCTAGATAATTGATAGCATCGGCAAATATATTTGTCGTACTAGCTAAAGCTCTAGCGAAGGTGCTGACGATAGTCTCATAGATATCACCCCAACCTATATTATTATTTATTTCTCCGAAATGAGTTGTTTCGTATATCTTTCCCCAGCTCATTATTACTCTTTTTAAGATAACTATTTAACTTGATTTCGTTATCTTTCTTTACTTTATATTGTTTCTTCATAAAACCCAACCTGAATAGGTGCTATCCTTATCAGGATAAATATCCTCATTATTGTTACTATAGTACTCTGGAAACTTACTAGGAGCATTAAAACTCATGTAATCAATAAATCTATCGGTATAGTATTGAGCGTAGTCTCTCTCCTTTGCAGTAAGTGAATCTATTTCGTTTTTTTCTGGCTGCGTTGAATTCTCACTATTATGTTTATATATTCCTCCATTACCAATAGTATATGCTGCAAAAGGTAAATACTCCGCCATAGCATAATGAATCAACATCGGCTGAATATAGTCATTGACTAATGCTAAATAGTCTCCACTTAAATCATCGTCAATAATATCACTAGATATTTTATCATATAGGTCAGTCCCTAGATAATTTCTAACATGGATTTCTTGAGCTAGTTTTATAAACTGTAAGAATTTATCAGGATCTACATTACCACTTAATGCAGTATTCCTTACTAAATCAGCCCTCTTTATAAATAGTGCAGTAGCCATTATTCTTGTTCTTCTATTTG